TCCACCAAGTCCCCTCACCAGGAAACTTACATCTTCTGCAAGCTGTTTTGATGTTGTGCTGAATTCTGCTCCGTTTGTTGTCACGCCTGCGTCGCTGTCAAACAGCCCTCGCAAAAGGTCAATTCGGTCTTTAATGGAAGAATACAGATATTCTATCGGAATATGCTTTTCAAAAGCCAGTTTCCCGTCCAACCCATATTTTTCAATAGCTTTCCCGGTCGCAGACTTAACCATATACCCCTTTTCATCGTGGACATTTTCTGTCTTTACAATCCGATAATCATACTTTCTGATGTGTACAATTTTGTCACCTTCTGGCAATTCGCTTTTGATCCTTTCAAGCACGTCTTCATCTGCTGTTGTAATTTTTACTCCACTTCTAAAAGAACCATCGCCAATCAACTGCCCCATTAGGTACGGCGGAATGTCTAAATCCCCTTTCCCCTCAAACTCAACCGGCAATATGTAATCCACAGAATAATTGTTGTGCCTATCGTGACTGCGTTTTATTGTCCCGTTAAGCATATCTTCGCAAGACAGCACCCTACTTTTCCCGGTTGCCCTATCTTCCTCTGTCCTGACAGTCCACAAATGCTCTTTACAGCACTCCACCACCGTTTTTTGTGGACATTTCCCGGTTTCAGAGAATACAACCTCATAAATTTCCTTTTCTCCCTGCGGAAACACACCAGTTACAATGGTCTGGTTCCCGTTTGCAGAAATAACGGTGTCTCCAACGCGCAATTCTCCAATTTCTCTGTACC